TTGGATGGTCACGACGTCCGTTAGGTCAAGGCCCAAACAAGCGGCTTGGTCAGTAGAGCTCATGGCCGCTAGCTGCGTCTGAACCCCGGTAAACCTTAAAACGGGGTCTTTGTACCTGCCCAAAAGGTAATTACCCAAAGCGGCCACTTCGGCCGTCGTGCTGTTGAGAAGGTCAAGCTTCGAAAACTGTTGGGCCTGATAAAGCGCAATAGAATTCGCGTTCGATGCGACCTGAACGGCGCCGGCGGGCGATTGCGTCTGAATGTAATTGTAAAGAAGCTCGTCGCCGTAGGCGTTGGTTAGGCTCTGATACTTAACGCCCGAACCATCATCGGCAAAGGTCATAAGCGAGGACGGGTTAAGCGCCGCGTCCCTCCCGTGGAACGTAAGCGTTCCGTCGCCGGCGACAAATAGGTACCCCTGCTCGGACGCGCTCACGTTTTGGAGGTATTGCAAAACGTTTTGGCCGGCGGGCACCAGGTAGGCCCCTAGCGTGGAATTCCCGGCGGCAATAGACGTTGGGCCCTGATAGACGATTTCGGAACGTGAGAGGACGGCGGACACCCGGGCGCCCGAAAGCTGCGCTGTCGGCGTCCATTCGTTCATGTTCTGATTCGCCAGGACGGTAAAGGCATCGGCGCAGGTGGCCGTGGTTACGTTTCCCGTTTCCGTAAACGAATAGTCCAAATCCCAATCCGTCACAAAGCCGCAAAAGATTTCGATTCCGTCCGCATAGACGGAAACGGGATTTCGCGGGCCCACAAAGGGGTAATAGGGCGAAGCGCTGTTAAGCGGGTCAAAAATCCGCGTTGGGTCGTGGAGCCGAAGCGCCGCCGTGCCGGCGTTAAATTGCTCTAGCTCACGGTTACGGCCGCGGTTAATGGTGATCGCTTGGACATACTCGGTAACGTCCACCGGCTGAACGCCGCCTAGCGTGCCGGTATTGAGCTTGCCAAAAGTGGCGTTATCTAGCTGAAAAGGCGTCCCAAAATTAACGGTCGTCTCAAAGCCGACGACTACCTGAATTGTCGGGGCGCTACTCATGCGGCTGCGAAAACCGGGCCGCTTCGGCGCTGCGCTTGCTGTATTGCCTCAATAATTTGCTGGCCAATCTGGTCCGGCGTGGACACTAGGCCCGCATTTACCGTGATAGTGATTTCGCCAACGCCGGCGTTCCGGCCGCGAAGCGGAACCACGGCTTCCGGTCCGGCCTCTCCGATAAGGGCCAACGTGGGTTGCGTGACAATCCCGCCCTTTGCAAGCCGGGGAATCTTAGGAATCTTGGGAACGGGGTCCCCGCCAGGGATAACGGCGTTAATCAAGCCAACGCCCTTGTTTAGCCCCTTAATCCCCACGTTTAGGGCGTCAATTCCTAGATTTATCGCGGCCTTCACGGCGTCGGCAATTCCGCTTGCGACCCCCTTAACGCCGCTCACAATCCATCCAACAATCTTTTCGCCAATGCCCACGACCGTATCCTTAACGCCTTCGGTAATGAGGGACAAAAGGGCGGACGCAAAGCCGCTGATTTTGTTCCAAATGGCGGACGCTAGGCCGGTAGCTCCACTCGCAACCCAACTAATGACCTTCGAACCAATGTCGGCAAGGCCCGTAAGCCATTCGACGGCGAGGGACGCCAGGGCGGCCGGCATCGCCGTAATTTTGTCCCATACCGCTCCGGAAAGGTTGGAAACGCCGGTGGCGATGCCGCTAACGATTGTCTTTCCAATTTCCACCAGGGCCGACAAAATGAGCATGGGGAAGCCTAGAAGGGTGCTCTTTATGCCGTCCAGCACGCCGCCAACGGCCCTTTTAAGGCCTTCCCACGCTCCGGAAAAATCGCCCTTAATGAGCGCCGCGATAGCGTCAATAGCGCCCTTAATGGTGTCCCATGCGGCCATTACCGGACCTTCTAGGTAGTCCACGACCGTAGAAACGGTTTTCTTAATTGCTTCCCATGCCCCGCCTACGATGTCCCTAAACGTCTCCGACTTTTTGTAGAGGGCAATAATTCCGATGGTGAGCCCTGCGACGGCCACCACAATTGCGCCGATCACCAGGGCCACCGGGTTAGCCGCCAAAATGGTCATGGCGACATTGAGGGCGATGATGCCGGCGGCTGTTACTCCAATGGCCGCGGCAATAGCGATGAAAACCTTTGGGTTGTCCTGCGCCCACTTTGCGAAGCGCTGAAGTACCGGGAGGATTTTTTCGATTACCGGGAGAAGCGCGGACCCAACGGCTTCCTTCGTTTCGTCCAGGGCGATACCTAGCCCCTTCATCCGGCCGGCGGCAGTATCCGCGGACGCCGCGGCATCGCCCCCAAACGTCTTGGACAGGACGCTAAAGGCTTCATCGGCCGACGCGCCGTTTTTAATAAGCTCTTTCATGCGAGGATCAAGCGCGTTTAGCCCGCGAAGGTTTCCGGCGTAGGCCTTCGACAAAGCTTCCGACACCTGCGCCAACGGCTTTCCGGTGCCGGCGGCAACGTCCAGGGCAAGCCCTAGCCCCTTCTGCGCCGTTTCCAGGTTTCCGGTTCCTCGTGCGAGGACGGCCAACGCCGGCCGAAGCTCATCATCCGAAACGGCCGCGGCCTGCGAGGTTTTGGAAATGAAATCCTCTACGGCCGAAACTTGTGCCTTTGTGGCCCTCGTGGCGCCGGTGAGGGTGCGGGCAAGCTGTTCTTGCGCTGCGTCGTCCTCAATTGCGGCCCTAGTCGCGTCAAACGCCGCGGCGCCCAAAGCTGCGAGCGCGATACCGGCCGGCAGGGCGGCTTTCTTAATGGCAAAACCGGCCTTAGCGCCCTTTGTTTCTAGGCGCTGAAATTGAGCGATACCCCGGTCAATCCCGCGGCCGTCAAAATCCGTGAGGATTGGAATCGTAATTGCCATTAGCGCATCATCCCTTCGACGGTCCGCTCGGCGTTCCGAACCAATTTATCCACGCCTTCGGCGATTTGCGCCGCGTGCCTATCGTATGCCGGCCATAGAACTTTGCTGTTTCGCGCCCGAAGGTTTGCGCCAAAGCGGTTCCCCTCTCCGGCTACCTCAAAAATGGCGCCGGCCGGGTTGGCCTGCGTGATGTAAACGACGCTGTTGGAATTGCGCCGCGTGGAAACCTTGACCTTCACGCCCTGCCGCACCTTCGCGGCATCCCACGGAAGCTTTTGAGCGGCGCCCTGAATCCATGCCCGCTGCATACCCGAAAGGGGCATGGGCGGATACGCGCTTTTCGCGGCCGCAATCGTCGGGGCCACTACCTCTTTAATCCCCCGGTTAAATTCCTTCCGAAACTCGGGGTCCAGCTTCCGGAGCGCCTTAACGGTGTCCTTTACGCCCACGACCTCAATACGGGCGGACCCGGCCATTACTTAGAGCTTTCCCGCAAGATTTCCAGCACGGTATTTAGGTCTTTCACGGTAAAGGGGATTTCAGGGGGCCAAAAGCCGGTTTGCACCAGGACCACGGCAAGGGCTCGGCTTACTGACCCCCGGCCGTAGGGTTTGCGTTTGCGGACTTGCCCTCGTCAATTACTTCTATGTCGTCAAGCGCCAAAACGAAATCATCAAATTCGGCAGGGACGGCAAGGCCCGCGGACGTAGCCGCGGACCATGCCAGGAACGCTATGTGGTCCAAACGTGGCGCCATTTGGAGAATTTCCGCGGATGTGTCGAAATGCCGCTCAAAACGAATCACATGACGCGCCGGCGAAATATCCACCGTGAACGGCTCGCCGCCCACAAGCGTAAAACGAATGTTTCCCTGTATTGCCTTTTTTGTCGTCAAAGCTTCCCCTTACTAATGCGTTACGGCGTAACGTCCCTAACCCACGTTCCGCCTTCGAACGAAACCTCATAGACCTGCAGCTGGCCAACCTCGTAACTGTTGGCGTTATTGGCAATCATAACGTTCGAAAGAGTCCACTCGGGGTTAGTGGCCGAAACGGCGCCCGAATCCTTCTTAACCACAATCGTGGTGTCGCCCTGCCCAATCTCGCCGGCAATAAGCCCCTCGGGCTCCGTGGCGCCATAGGCCGCGTACATCGTAATGGTGCCCTCCA